TTCTCGGATTCTTCCCAAAGACGGTCTTCTTCTATTTGAGCAGCAGTCTTGGCTCTCTTGTACTTCCAAAAAGAACCTTCTGGCATCTCTTCAGCCCTCTCGACCTTATACTGAAGGTCTTCTGGTTTGATCTTTTTGTCAGCAAGACATCCTCCAGTCTTTATGTGATGCTTTACGTCTGCACTAGCGTACTCACACCCTTTGCATGTGTCTTTAAAGGTTGGTTCGTACATCTCGTAGCGGTCGTTCGTAATAAGATCCTGACAAGCGTCTTTGTCCTTCTCTCTGCAAACGTGATACGGCTTGTAACAAACTTTACAGAATGAGAACACTTTAACACGCTTGCTCATTGTGTACAAGTCTTTCTGGAACTCATTTAACTCGTTCATCATACGCTTCATCATAGGCATGTCGTATGGAATGTCCTTGTAGCGGTTATAAAGACGCTCAAGCTCGTAGACATTTTTGCGGAATTCACCTCCAAGAAGCATATGCTTATCTGTCTTCTGGTACTCCTCTAGTTCATGCGTCAATCTTGTCAGCATAGCATTGAGATTGTAGAAGTACTCAGTAGTAGCTGCATCGACGCGATGCTTCTGGCGACCGCACTTGATGTTCTCACGGTCTTGTTTAACGCGTTCTCGTTCTTCCTCAATCTTCACAAAAATATGGTACATGTTCTACTTAGCAAATTCACTCACAAAAACTCAGGGTTGTGTATTTTAATTAAATTTATCGATTGGGAAAGTTTTAGCTCAAGGAAAAATCAGTTGGTGATTTTTGATTTTTTTGGTATTTAAAATCCTAAGCTCACCAGAACTCGCCGACCCAAAAAAATAAAAATTCTCAAATATTTTTTAAACTTCACACAACTAAAAACCTGACAATGTCTATGCAATATAGTAAAGCTGTAGCTGAGCAAAAGTCGATTGACAACATTTTAAAGGAGTTAACGTTCAAACGATCACATCTTCTGACACAAGCAACAAACGCAAAGATGGAGATCGACAGTTACCAGAAGCGTCTCGATGAAGTAAAGCGCAACATCGAGCTCTACACACCCAAGGATGCAAACAAGCTAGAGTACTCACCCAAGCCCTGGCCTGTACTCAAGCTTGTGAGTGGACCAACACCCAACGGTCAAAGTTCTTCTCGTTACACTTCAGAACACACAGAACTTGGAGATGCTCCTCTACTCTCTCTACCTCCCTTCCTTTCACCTCCACGCATTCGTAGAGAGGTTATGACCTACCGTGAGTTCATGCGCAAGTATCATCAGTGGTCACCAGGAACAAACATTGAAAAGAATGACGAAATTGAGGAATTTGAGGACGACAAACCATCAACTGCTCCTTTTCAAGTGCCACCTGCAGTACCATCTATCGTACCATCTGTTCTACAAGTCCCAGCTACAGCAAAGTCACCTTCATCAGTATCCAAGAAGATTACATGGGTTGACGATGACAGCGATGACGAGACCGTAACTCTTAGTCTCACTCAGGCTCAAGTCACAAGTCCACCTGCAAAGCGTGCTTTAGAAGAACCTGTTGCACCAGGAGCACCCAAGAAAACAAAGCTAACAACTGAAGAGAAAAAAGTTCGTCGTAATATGTGTTCTCTTGTTTGTGAAGAGTGTGGTCGAAAACCATGTATTATAGCATTCTCTGCAACAGACACTCTTATGCCTCACATGTGTGCCTATAATTCACCTTTAGAGTAAGTTACACACGCATTGTTTCTGATTTTAAAAACTTTCACCTCAAATTTAAACTTAATAAATACCAACTACAAACTGCCAAAAAGTAACTGTCAACGACTTAACTGCCAAAAAGTAACTGTCAACGACTTAACTGTCAACGACTCAAGTATAAACTGTTACTTCAACTTCAACCCTTTTATATTTTTTTTACGTTTAATAGAAAGACGACCTGATATACAACTATAGGTTACACCTTTCTTGTTTTTTCTTTGTAAAGTCACTGCAAAATCTGGGTAGCATTTAGAGTTTGCTTCTTGGACGTTTTTAGCTATATTCTTTACTTTAGGCTTTAATTTTAAGATTGTTCTTCCTAGACGTCGTCGCGACATTATAAAACAAAATAATAGTAAATAAAGAAACTTTTGTTTACTTTTTCATAGCACGAATTTTTGCCATAACCTCTTTTGCTCGTTTAGAACCTTTACGTAAGCGTCCATGTGTCATTGTGTATTCCCTTTTTAATGTAGTCATAGACTTTGGCTTATACACAAATCGTGGTCTATCGACTGATTTTGTTCTAGGCATGTTTACTATAAAAATAAATAAACTTTTGTTCAACTTCAACAGATTTAACAACTACCAGTAAAGGTTCAACCGTCACTTTAACTGCCAAACTGACAAGAAGTTACGCATTAAGGTTTTTCGTTTTCTTTTGACTGTACGTCTGAATCGTCCTCTGTATCTGAAAATATAAAAGGTAACACACTTGGATGAAAGGTAGTAATAGGAGTAAACGTTTCTGTCTTTGCTCTCTTTGCTTCTGAACGATAAATCTTTGCTGAAAGAGCAAGTCCAAGCTCTCGATTGCACTCCGTCATTCTCTTTATACGATCCTTTGTTTGAACACACTGAGTTAGCTCCTTAAGGCTGTCTACAATAGCTTTCAAGGTAGCTTCATTTTGAGTTACAAGTTCATTTAGTTTTTCAAGCTCAGTAGAACAATCTATAACTTTGTCCTCTACCGCAGAAACCCATTTTTGCAAACCATCAACAGAACGCAGCAAATTGTCATCTGATGGTGTTCCTGTTTCTATTGACTCGTTTAATGTATCTTCTTCAATTTCGATGTCAGACATTTTTTTTAAAACTAAAATTAATCTTCTTCGCTTTGTTGGCGTTGACGTTTTCGCTGCTCTGCTGCAGCAATGCGATTCTTCTCTCGACGCAGCTTGCACACAGGACAGGGTGGCTCGGGCTCTCTCCGTGCAAGTCCCGCATCGTACCCTAATTCATAAACAGTACGGAAAAGGTTTGAATCCATTCCAGCCGGGGCCAAAGGTGCAATACGCTCTAAATCATAACGCCTACGCTCGTGTCTCTCATCGGCAAGTGTGGTCACACTCTTTGCATTATCCTTTAGAGATTGAGTTAATACAGAGACAGCACTAGTCAGAGTGTGTATATTCACAGGGTTAGTACTTGAAGCCGGAGTAGGAGCCTTTACACTTTCGTCATCTGACGTCGGTGGACTATCCCAACAACTTTTATGGTGTGATTTAAAAGAAGGAGGATCTCGAAGTTGAACCATTCGAGCCATTTGAAGTAACGAACCACGACCTTGTTGTGCCATAATAATCGTGTTTAATTTAAAATAGTTGGAAACAATTTATGCTATGACTAAAAACTCGAAAGCTTCTCGCGGTTGGCGGTTCGTCATCCCACTTAATCCCAATGACTTTGACGACATGGTAGACTACGGAGATTACAGACCTCCGGACTTTACAGAAAAACTTGGAGTAACCTTTGCACGAGGACAGGCTCAGTTCTCAAATGTACAACCAGCAGATGATAATTTACCTCGATATGTTGAGTTTCAAGGCTACATTGAAGGAAAAACACAAATTAGACTTACATTGCTTGAAAGATGGCTACCAGCAGCTACTTTTATGGCAGTCGAAATTAAGGACAGAGACCAACACATTCAAGATGTTACTGACCCTTTCAAGCTGGTTAAAGGAGCTAATACGTGTGGTCTTTTATGGCATAAAGGTGAAATCAGCGTGCGTGGCCAAGGTCAACGAACAGACTTTGATGAAATACGCGACATCTTAAAGAAAGAAGGACCTATTGCAGGTGTAAAGAGAGTCGCTGAAGAATTTTCTGCGCAATTTGTCCGTTACCACGCCGGAATTCAACGACTTGCTGATATTGTCGAGGAACTGCCAACCGATCAACGGTTTAAACCCAATCCGTTTCAACAAGTCATGATTGAAGCTCTTAAAAAAGAACCACATCCAAGACATATTTATTGGGTGTATGATAAAGCAGGTCATTCTGGAAAATCACGTCTTGCTAAGTTTCTACAATGTGAAATGGGAGCTGTTGAACTTCAAGGTCGAGAACTTGATATTGCGTACGGTTATAACGGTCAACGCATTGTTATTTTTGATATTCCCAGAGCAACCCCTTTAACTCACTACACAGAAGCCTTTACATGCGCTGAACGAATGAAAAATGGAGGACTTTTTTCACCTAAATTTGCAAGCAAGTTTAAACGCTTCCACACACCTCATATTGTATTCTTTAGCAACGAACCACCTATTCCTGGCACTTGGACAGAAGATCGTCTTCAACTTATTACAGTTGAAGCACCACCACCACCTACATTCTATCCATTTACAATGCCGTTAGGAAATGCAGCTCCACAAGTCTATGTTCCATCACCCGCAGAACTAATGACCCAGAGAATGAAAGAATTACAAGCTGAAGCACAACTGACACTGTCTTGCTTATCCTGTCTTAGTAAAAAGACACACGGCCACACCTATAGTAAAGGTTGTCATTTTAACACTCAAGATGTTGAAGATCAAGAGAACGTTGAACACGTTATGGAAGACGATCGTTCAACAGTTTTATTAACTACAGATACAGACGATTAAACGTCTTCGGATAGGAGTCTCTTAGACTCAGGACTAAATGCGTCTTCTAAAGAACGCTTTGGAAGCTTCTTTTCATCAGGCTCAACACTTTCGTCTTCCTCATCTAGTTCTTCTTCATTTTGAATAATAAAGCCTTTAGGAACTTCTACTGCCTTTGCAATATTCTCAAATACAACATCTGTCATACGTAGGATAATTGAAGCGCTACCATTTACGAGAGACCAGTGAGAGATATTGAATCGCGCTGAGTGGATCATTCCACCCTTAAAATCACCAGGACCTATAATGCGTGTCTTTGGTTGACCCTTGCCATGATCCTTATCTCTTCGAATAGTTGTTGAGATGCATTGGCGACCATTCAAAGTCTTACCATTTATCATGGCAAAGCGTGTTGCATTTTGTGGTAACGCAGTAGTCATCTCACCATAGACAACCTTATCAGGGCGTCCATTTGAGCACTGAATTGACTTAACTTCGCTTGCCCTACCAGTAATCCTGAAGCGTACAATACTGTTGAAGTCAGGAGAGTTGTCAGCAGTAAAACGAGCTAAAGGCTTAGGATGCTTCAACAAAATGCTTGATGGATCTTTCTTCAAAAACTCTGCATCCTGCTTAGAGAAAAGTTTCTTAGAGTGAGTAAGCATAAAGCTATCAAACACTCTATCCAATGCGTTCAAACTTTCCCAAAGCTTCACGTTAAGCTCCACTGGAAGAGAAAGTTGACCACGGCCTTTATTAGACATAAAGTCTTCAACTGTAAGGCACTCAAAAGGTGTTAGAATAGGTCTTGCCAAGACTGGATCATCTCCTTCTCCAATTAACTGAAATGAGGATCCGTATCCTAATTTCATATTAACTAAACCCACAGTATCGTGTTCTTGTGGTTGTTTAAATTCAATAGCATCCAACCACTCTTTTTCTGTTCGAGGTAGACTGACAGTAGACTTATTTTCCATTGTGTGCTGACAGTATTTTGATAATAAATTGTAGTGTGTACACACAGTAAAATGACTTATTTTTTTAAGCTTTATATTTACGATAAGACTGACTGGTCAGAAAGGGGTTCTTTAATACGAAACAATGGTCTCTATAGCACCCTTGAGTTGGCTGTAGAGGCTTTAAAAGAAGACATCCTTCACGATGATAAGAGATTAAGTCAACATCAATTTACAATGCCATCATTGCCACGTAGAGTAGTAGAAGGATTAGCAATTTGGGAAAGAATTTTATTTTTTGATCAGGATTGGACTTCGTACTATATAGACTGCTTAAAACTTATAGCTTGAAAATCGAAGTTGTAAAAAAAATCGAAGTGAAGTCCACCTCAAAAAATCGAAGTGATATATAGATAGAAACATTTTTAAAAATATATAAACGAATACATATCCGTTGAAAATCGATGTTATATATATAATAATTGTTTCTTCTTATAAGACACTTCGATTTTTTGAGATCGACTTCACTTCGATTTTTTTTTCTTTACTTAAATTAAAAAGTGATCATAAAAATGAGTATTCAATCGCATATACAACAATTTGCAAAGAAACATAAAGAGTTGGATGATTTTACGTTACGTTACACGCAGCCTAGAAAATGTAAAGTCTCTGATCGAACAGATCCTTCATTGTACAAGAATTTTATAGCAAGAGTTTGGTTGCAATCTAAAGTAGGGAATGGACCTACTTATAGCCTTGTACCACGAAAAGATACTCCAGAATCAATTCCTTATGCTGATCTTTGGGTAGTAACATTAAAAAATGACCCATCCTCTGAAGACTATGTTGAAGGTGATCCAGCAATTTCATATGGTGCTGCTTTTAACGAGTCGGTAGATGAGGATGAACTTTTTGGTATAGTCTTTGATCAGAAAAAAGCAGTTGTTGGAACAATTGTAATTGATGATGATCTTGACCCAACACAACATATGATAGCATTTTTGTTTAGACCGCCCATAAAAAATAGCTATTCTTACAGTGACCAACCAGCTACTTTTTACATATTAACATCCTATGAAATACCTAAAGACAAGATCGACGCTATAGAAAGAATGCTAGAAAGACAGGCTCCGGAGGATGTTGGACCTATAAAAGTTGAACAAATTAATGGGTATTTACAAGGTGATGATCCTTTATGTGTTTCATGGTCTTTAATGATGCTTTACTATATAACAAAGGTACCTATTGAGCATTTTACGTATAAGAAAGCTCGACCAGAAAAGGTTGTGGCTCCTTTACCTTTAAATGAAGTGACTGGTTACTATTTAAGGAAAATGTTGGAGAAACTTAAATCGGATGTAGGAGGTCTTACAGCAGAATCAACTTCAGAAGTATTTCCCTACTTATATGGAAGTGGACCTTCTAGAAAACGAAGAGCTGAAGAAAGGGAACCTACTATTATTGAACTTCCTATGAATTCTACGTTCAAGCATAGTTCAAAAGTTGGGTATGATGCGTTTGTTGAAAAATTTGCTCAAGGAACTTCAATTTTTACCTACAAGTATGATTCTGGTAAGGAACATAATAAAACGTCGTATTATCTGCAAGCAACTAAACCAATTAGGATGTTTAATTTAAAGACACATGAAGGGGCTATGAATTTTCGAAAAGTGTTAGAGTCTTTGCCTGATAAAGGTTTACTATCTTTATTTGAAGCAAAAATAAAAAATTTGGATGAGTTTTTGGCAGGTGATGATCCTACGTATGCATCTGTAGGTGATATTGATTTTGCATTAGTGGATGGTTTAGTAAAATATCAAGATGAACACAAAATGAATGGATGGAAACTTCAGCTTGGTTCAAGTGGTGAAGATGAGTATTTATTTTTAAATCCCAGTGAATTTTTTGTAACAAGTAAGAAAATTCCAAGTAACGCAATTTAACGTGATATAAAGTGATATAGGTTTTAGTTGCAATGTCGTCTGCCTTTCTTAATAAACTTGAAATGTACCCTCTTTCAGACGCTGATATTAGAAAGATTGTAGGACCTGTAAGAATTGTAAAATATCCTGATTTGGAAAAGGAGACACTTGAATCTTTGTTTGCAAAAGAGCCTTATGTTGTAATTTTATTTTTGACGGAGGACGATAGCACAGGTCATTGGCAGTGTCTTTTGAGTCGTAAAGAAGGTAAGCAATTAGAGGTGTTTGATTCCTTTGGAATAAAGGTGGATGGAAATAGGGCGTGGTTAAACCAAGATCAAAAGGAAGCTTTAGATCAAACATTACCAAATGTGCACAACTTGGTGAAAGGCTTTCCTGGTGAGTTAGTATATAATAATGTAAAGCTACAAGAGGATTCTAAAAATACATGTGGTCGTCATATCGCAAGTAGAATTTTGCATGACCATTTATCAATTCAAGACTATATCGCATTAATCGAACGAAGTGGGATTAAACCTGACGAGTTTGTCACACTTTTGACTTACCGCATTCTTCATAAATGAAGCGAACATTTGATAATAGTGTGCTTGGTGGGTCTGCTAGTTACGGCACGTCTGGACAGATTAGTACAGGTCAAATGGCAACGAAAGATAGTGTATATCAAAGCACAAATATGGTGTGTATTCAAAACGACGATCACACTGAAATACACGGTATACAAACACAGTTTAATCAAACTAGAGTACTTCCTATTGTTGGCAAAACATCTCGCGCTGAAATTGCTTTAAAGTCAGCTGATGTTCAAACTAAAAGCTTGCCGATCCTTCAACCACAGGTAAAGATAGATAGCAATCCTCTGACTTCTGATATTGATCGTCTTATTTACGAAGTAGGTTTATCTGCAACTTGGAGAAATAGTGTGCTTGAGCTTCCTGTGAATGGTTCAACTTTATCATCATTAGCTGAAACTGGACCTGTACAATTTAGACCATATCCTAACACTGTATATGTAGAGCGTGATAACGATTTTACATATTGGGGTGAGTCAACTTTTATGAACGTTCCTAATGCTTCTATTCAGCTCATTGATTCTTATAATTCTACTGAGACTGTAACACTTTTTCCAACTGCTGTTACAAATACTTCTTTAGTAACTCTTTTTAATTACTTTCGAGGTTTTATAAATCCTGTTACTGTTCCAGGTACTATAACATCATATTCATCAATTCGAAATACCTGTTTAACACCAGTTGTTGTACCATCCGTAAAAGCAGATATTATAAATGCAATTCTCCCATCAGGTACAGATCAATATGCAGGAGATTTGTTAATTTTTGTTGATACGTTAGAAGGATTTTCTATTGGTGATCGTATTCGTCTTTTTGGAGTTCGTGATCTTACAAATGTGTTACAGCCACTTGTAAATACATTCGCAACTGTAAAATTAATACTACCTAATTATAGTCCTGTTGCAAACGGCCCTACAAATAAAGTTTTAGTAGTAGATTACGCGTACGATTTACCAACCTATCCTTCACCATCTTTTGGATTAACAACACCCACATATGCTTCACCTTCATTTGCAGTAACTAGCCCAGTTTTTAGTTCGCCTTCATTTGGTCTAATTCTTGCATCAAATCCTTCATCTTCATTTGGTTTAGATACTGCAGGTGCTACATTAACATTTAATCTTAGTTCAACTGTTATTTCAAGGTATCCTGTTGGAACTGTAATTAATGTAACTGGTTCTCCTGATCCAAGAGTAAATGGAACATATACTATTATTCGTATTAACGGAAATACACAAATTGTTGTGCCATCTGCAATACAGTTTCCAGTGCAAGTTACGACAACTATGATTACTGCTGCAGATGGATTTTCTCAGGTTACATTTAATGTTGATAATACTAGATTTGTTATTGGGGAAAGAGTAGGAGTTACAGGTGCCACTGATCCACGTATAAATGGAAACTTTATTGTGAACGGTTTAAATGGGAGTGGACCAAATGGACAAATTGTAGTTAATTACCCACCTTCTTTGACTTTTCCTATTGTGTCAAGTTCTAGTACCCTTACACTCTCTGATCAACAAGCAGAAGTCTATTTTAATGTTGCAGATAATAGTGTTTTTGCAGTAAATGATGTTGTACTAATTGCTGGATCACCAGATCCTAGAGTAAATGGCGAATTTACTGTTGTTCGTCTAAATGGAGGCACACAAATTGTCATTGATAATAACAGTTTATCATTCCCTCCTGCAGTTAGTAGTGCAACTACCATAACAATTGAAGGTGAGGATCCAAAGTTAACTTTTAATGTAGCGGATAACACACCTTTTGCACCTGGAACAGAATTTTTTGTAACTGGTTCACCAGATCCTCGAATTAATCAACAATTTACTGTTCTAAGTCGTAATGGAGGCACACAAATTGTCTGCAATGCCCCTAATTTAAGCTTTCCTGTAGCATCAACACCAACTCTTCTTACAATTTTAATTGGTGATATTTCGTTTGAAGATGGATATGCAATTAATTTACGTGTACAAGATGGTGGACATATTGAATTTTTGACAGATGAACAGGAATTTGAGCCTTTGTTTTTAAATGGGGGCTTTGGGACTGGTAATGGAACAATAACGTTATTTTTAGACCCTTCATCTCCTGCACTTGTACTAGATTCTGGATTTTGGAGGGGTTTTATAGGTAATGTTGATGTTCATCCTATGAATGCAGCAGTTGAGCTTTTAATAGTGGACTACGCAACACAACCAAGCGAAACTACCATTCGTGCATTATCTCAAACGTATAATGGATATTACACAATTGTGAGTCGTACAACTTCATCTATTACACTCTGTCCAATTGCTAAATCTATACCTGGAGGTGGTACCTCATTAACAGGTGTTCAATTTAAACTTTCACTTGCTCCTAACTTTTATACATTTGATACAAGAGCTGATGAAGTTTTTGATCCATTAACAACTATTAATAGAATGAACTTTATGAGAAGTCTAGGGTACTTACCAAGTGATGATCTTATCATTGGTCATCCTACGACACCACCTACAGCATCGATTCCAGCAAAAACATGGACTCGTGCATACACTGTAGATTGGAATTTTTCAGCTTATCGAAATATAACTTGGCTAACACAAGATACTACTGCTACTAAACCACGCCTTCCTTTACAATTTCAAGATTTTGGTGTTGATAATGGATCTTCCACGTATTACAATGTTTATGAAATGAATAAGTTTATTAATGATTCTGTAAACCCTGCTATAGATCAAGTCATAACGGACACAGAAGCTTTTGTTCAAAATTTTGAGTCATTTAGCTTAAACGGACAGCTTGGTCTTTGTTTTAACGCTTATAAACAGTTATTTTCATCTCCAGCTTCTGCGTTTGTTTGGAGCCCTGTAGGTACATATGTCTTAGGATCATTAGCAGTTTCTGGAACGTCTTCATCTTCATTAGCTTTCATGTGTGCTAGAACAAGTCCATTACCGGATGCTCTTCCTACTACTCCTATTTCAACGTTATCATGGGTTTACTTGGGTACAGTTCCATATCAAGTTGGTGAATCTACGCCGTATGCTTTAGTTATTTCTCAAATAGTCACACCGGCTACTATTGTAACAACTGCTGGTATGGTGAACTACCCAACAATTGACCCATTAGATGCATTGCCTATAACACTATCGTTTACGTCCATTACGACACCTTCATCTTCTTTCAACAATTTAATATTGCAGCCTGTCTTTACAAGTATTGCACCTAAATTTAATTACAATAATCTTACTTTGTTGATGGCTTTAAAGTATGATGGGTATGGATTTGGTACAATAAACGTTGTTCAGCCTGGTGTGGAACAACAAACAATTGCTTTGTTAGATTATGGTAGAATTTCATGGGGTAACCAAGGGTCTAATAATGCAGACGAATGGATCACTTTAGAATCAAACACATCCTTTAAATTTCTATTTGACAATTTCCCGTCATACTGCATAGCGTATGAGGACACGTTGGGATTCCTTCACAGTGGCGAATCTTACCCATTTGTACATTATTGGATTTGGGATAGTACAACTTTAACAGATCCTCGTACGGATGGACAGTTTTATGAGATTTATCAAACATCAGAGTCTCTTTCTGCGTGTATGTCACCCGTTGAAAGTATTGTTGTGGTAAGCGAAAATATCCCAGTCTTGGAAGAGTTAGCCTCTCCTGCCTTTTACTTAGTCGACTCAGATACTTCTGCATTTTTTGCTAGAAATGAAACAGTGTCGTTAACACAAAAGATTATAGGTGAAATACCACTATATCACTTTTCACCGTATAATGCACGATCTGTAATACGATATGACGCAAATGAGCTTCACTTTTGTGCACTCTTGGACACAAAAACGTTTAAACAGTTAGAATACTCGTTGTATTATCGCCACAGAATTACTCAACAACTTGTTCCTTTAATATTAACAAATTACGGAAGCGTAAACATAAAATTTGTATTTAGACCTATATCATAATACAATGGCTGAAATTGAAAAGATTGCAGTTTACGATGCTCGTATTATCCAAGACCCACCAAAATATGCAGTTCAGAAGGGTGCTCTTTCTGTAAGCACATCATCCTTCCAAGCAAACGCTGCAAATGCTAGTCAGCTTTCTTTCCAGGTGTTAGTTCCCTCATTAAATGTATTTACTGATAGAAAATTAGAGTTGAACGCATCTACTTATGTTTATGCAGAAGCCGTTGCTTCACAAAATATTATCAATGCACCTGCTCAATCATTTCCATACACATCTGCTGCTGGTCGTTATATCGCACCTATTACAGATGTATCAAATACTTATATTCAACAAGATGAACCAATTTGCCCTACCTTTATGAGTAACGGTACTACTCCAAATGGAGGTAATACTGCCTTAGTTCTTCCAGCAAATTCATGGCCTGGTCTAGTAGAATCTATAAACCCTACATCTGTTGCAATTACACCAGTAACTTTTCAATATGCAATGAGTCCAGGCATAACCCCAGCTTCTCAGGGTCCTCGTTGGCATGTTTTTTCTAGTACAACACCTCTCGCTGTCATTGATCCTACTTGTATAAATATATCACCAAGTGTAGCAAATCCTTTTTTTCTTTCTGGTTTAAATTCAGTGTCAGTTTCGGGTACATTTTCATTGGATTCTAATTTTACTGGAAGATTTGAAGGTCTAAATGGAGCTAGCGAGTATTCTATGTTTTTTCTTCATGAATTGATAGATCCAGTCGCATTAACTGTTTTTGGAAGTGCAAGAATAGATGTAACACCAATGTCACCTTTTTCTACTGGTCCTACAAATCAGTCATATACATGGCAATCTTACGGTACTCTCCCAATTGTTCTATCAAATTTTGCAGCTCTCACACAATGTGCAAATTTAGCTGTTAGAACTACACTTTTTGGTACAGGTTTTAGTATTCAGGATGCACCTCAAGGAATTGTAGCCACAGTACCAAACAATCCATTTGTAGCACAAGGAATTGCACAAATTGCTTCAACTACTTTAAGAGGTGTTATTGATACTTTTACAACTCCAGGATTTCCTGTTGCTAATGCGGGTTACCGTAACTATTACCAATCCATTGGATCACCTACAGATCTTACATTGGGTATGTTTCCAATTCAATCATTGGCTACATCAATGACTGTTACAATCAACGATTGCTCTGTTAGTGTTCAAGGAGATGTTTTACGTGAACAACTTTTAATTAGCCAAACTCGAGACTCGCTCATGCAAAGAACTTGTCCTAGTAAATTTGATATGTATGCTTGGACAGCAGATGATGCCAAATATTCAAATGGTGTAACAGCTGGTTTTGATGGAGCTCGTGATAGTGATATCCCTAACGGTTCATACCCACTTCGATTTGTTAACCCAAATGACGGTACTTTGTTGAATCAGTTTGATGCATATCAAGTGACTCTTGCAGGTGGTGTTGTTGTTACAGTTCCTGTCATTAATTGGACACCAGCGTTTATTCCTTTTAATTCTAACTTGATTGGACAGTCAATTCCAAGTGCTAGTATTTCTGGTGGTTCATGGACTATTGTACCTACAAATATTGATCTTGTAACTCCTATTATGTATAGATTCCAAACCACTGAACCATTATGTGTCAGCCCTTTTATGTGGCAAGACTCTAAACAGATGACAGAAGTTGGTTTGTACGGAATTACTAACATGACAGTGAATATGACACTAGGAAATCCAGGTGCAATTCAAGGATATGATACATCCAGGGTTACAATTCCTGTAGGTTCAGTTGGACGTGTTTATATGGATAAACTCGATAATGCCTTTGGTTCTTACCAATACATGACTAGACAGTCTGGTATTAATGCCTTATACGGAAATGTCCGATTGCAACCACCTACTCGCAATTTGGGTAACCAAACAGGTCCTTGGGTCCAGGCACCACGTCTTCTTTGTACATTCCTAACCCCACCCCCTGAAATTACTCTCCCTCTTGTTTCAAGTGTACCTTATGTTGAGTTTCCTCGTTATAATAGTACTTCGTCTGCAACTTGGTCATCTTCAGGAACTGTTACAGTCTCATCAAATACAGTCACTCTATCATCTATTCCAGATATTTTAGTAGTGTATGTTAAGCCTGCATTCAGAGGACAAACTCAAGCGGATACTTATATCCCTATTTCAAATATTGGAGTTACTTTTGACAATTATGCAAATCTTTGCTCAAATTACTCCCAAGAAGACCTTTATGCATGCTCTGTTGCTGGGGGTCTTGATATGGATTTTAATCAGTTTAGAGGCTTTGCACGTGGACGTACATCAACATTAACACCAAAGTCTTCTGGAGTCCTTGGTACATTATTTGACACTTACCAGGGTTATTCAGCTAATTTGCAATTAACTGGAGCCCCAATTCTTTTACGAATGGGACAAGATATCCCACTTTCATCTGGTTTGGCACCAGGTACACTTGGAAATTACAGTGTACAGGTTAATGTTACATTGGATAACACAAATGGATTTTTTAACTATTTAAATGGTCTTCAACAATCTAACAACGTTATTGTTACAATTATGGCTGTCAATTCTGGCTTTTTCGAGTCAGTTCGTGGCAGCAGCGCCCTCCGAAAGACTATTCTTAATACTAATGACGTTGAGGCTGCTTCAACTAGTTCATCTGTTACATCTTCACAGCTTGTGCGATTGGTCGGTGGGGCATCTGGAATGCATTCTAGCTCAAGACTAACAACATCTCTTGGAATGCCTCAATTTAGACCTGCAATGGGTGATGAACAACGTGTTCGCAAAATGGCCCGCACGTCTGGAAGCATGATTAATTAATTAGTTTTAACTATACGTCTATATTCATCTTGTGTTCTAAGAGAGTGACCCATTGATTCAGCTTGAATTCGTCTTTTCTCAATGGATTGGGGTATTTGATTTTGTGCATTAATGTAAGCATGTCTAGCAATATTAGTAGTTACGGGTTTATTAAAAATTTGTTGAAATTCGCGATTTTTCCATACTAAAAATGAATCCTTTGACCATGGTTTTCCATTATTCATTTCGAATAAATAGCTACGTGGATTACTTTTTAATGATATGTCTAAGGCATCCTTTAATTCAGGGGGTAATTCCCTTTTTAAAATTGGCCACTTCTTAGATGTTTTATGACTACGAATTAACAGCGTTGCAGGCTCTTTAGGACCATTCCATATTAATACATTTTTCTTAGACTTTATATTTGGATCTTCTGATTGAATAATACTTACCTTACTTAAATCACCTCCACGCATTGGAGCTACAAGAGTATGGAATGCAACCAAAAGATGTGCATAGCTACCTGGTGTAGATTCTCTTAATTTCTTTTCAGTGTCCAACCACTCATTAAATGGAACCCATGCTTCTTTTTCCTTATCAGACAGTGTGTTTTGCTCGATAACCTTTTGTGTTTGATTATTTAGTGTTCGTACGCTTTGGACCCAGTATTTTTGTTTTTCTAGTAATTCAGGTGTAGCAATTTCTGACTCTTCTGCTCTTTTAATGAGAGATGCTAAAGCTACTAAATTAGATTTTGCTGAGTTTAATGATATTTTTTTGGTTTTAACTAGGTTTTCGTATATTGCCATCACTTGCTTTGGGTGCATCAAGATATAAAAAAGTGTATCTACCTGTGACTTAGGAATAGCTGTCTTAAAAACTTTCGATTTCATTATTTTTTTAACTTGCTTTAATTGTTTAAGATAGCTTCGTTTTGACTCTTTGGTTAGTTGATTTGCCGACATAACAGCATTTGTAAACACATGATCAGAAATCATAATGTCTGTGTTTTCTATTTTAAAAGTAAATAATGAACAAGAAAATACTGGCGTACCTATTGCAGTTTTACACGGTAAAGGTAAATTAGATGGTGACCTTGTATATTTAGACGAATCTCAAGAAGATGAATCACCTTTAGAAGCACCAGATGGGTATAAATTTGCAATTGAACCTACTCATCACGATGGCGGAAGAGATGTTATAATGGTAGGTGGTAAATCAGGAAGCGGTAAAAGTCATATTGCTCGTAACTTTGCAATTCGTTACAATGCTCTTCATCCTGATAATCCTATTTTCTTTATTTCATATTTAGACGAAGACCCTACAATTGATAAAGTTTCAAGTGTCATAAAACGCATAAAACCAGAATCATTACTTGAAAGCGATCCCACAGTTCATGACTTTGCAAATAGTTTAACAATTATTGACGACGTTGAAGGGTATGAGAGAAGTAATAAAGAAGTCCATAACAAAATTCAATCCGTCGTAGATATGATTGCAACTATGGGAAGACACAATTCATCTTCTATTGTAGTGTGTAGTCACTTACTTACAGATTATAAAAGAACACGTTTGTTTCTAGGTGAAGCTAACCATTTTGTAGTCTTTGCTCATGGTGCAAGTCAAAACCAGCTTTATAATTTACTCTGTCGTTACTCAGGGCTTGATAAATCGGATGTGGACTCTATACGAAATTTAAGATCACGATGGGTCTGTGTAAGGACAATTTTCCCATTAACCGTTATACATGAAAACGGTGTCTATATTCTTAGACCTAAAGCAAACCCTATGAAAAAACGTAGAATGGCTTTATCTTCGCCGTAAACGCATTAAAATAGTTGAAAGTTGAGATTCTATAGCATACAAATACTC